GTGGCATCGAGGCTGGCTGGGGCATCGAGGCTGGCTGGGGCATCGAGGCTGGCTGGGGCATCGAGGCTGGCTATGACATCGAGGCTGGCTGGGGATACGGGATTTTCGCCGGGATTCGCGTCAAAATCGAGCTATGGTCTAGCCTTGCGATTGTTGAGGCAAACACTAAGCCAACAAATCTTATTTCTGGGCATTGGGTGGAACCAAATGCCCAGAAAAATGGGTGATCATATGTCGAAACGAATTACACAACAAACCCGAAAAGAAGGGTATAATCGAGCGCTGTCCACGATCACGCCGCGCCAAGCTCTAATTATATCGGCACTCAGGACGGGACCGATGACTGCGGCTGAGGTGGCGGACAAGCTAGGGTTTGGAGACCTCAATGCGGTTAGGCCACGACTCAATGAGTTGGAAAAGATGGACATTGTACGTGTAATAGATAAGCGGATCAACCCGCACAGCGGCATAAACAATGCGGTGTATGAGCTTAAAAGGGAGGCCGAAGAATGCTGCATCCAATAATGGACGATCCGCAAGACCGCAGCGCAGAGGCTTATTGCCAACATTGTGGAGCAGAGCTTTGGGGCAGCGACGCGGAGCCAGATTGCGGAGGTAAAACCTTATGCCCGCAATGTCGGGAAGATTTAGCCGAAACGGAGCACCGGAAAGAGATGATCACAGCAGTTTTGGAGGCAGCAGACCAAGAAAACAAAAAGTATTTGTCTGATGATGTGTGCAACATCATCTGGAACAGGCTGGTTTCTAAATTTGGAATATAGGAGGCCAAATTGAATATTTACGAAAAAATTGCCTCCATTATGGGGGATATCCAGTACCTTGCAAAGGACGATAGGGTAGAGTTTAACAAAACCAGTTATCGTGCCCTGTCAGAAGAAAAAGTCACCTCTATCATGCGGGCGGAGCTGTTAAAGCACAAATTGATTGTGTACCCAGTGGCCCAGGCCACGAATCGTGCAGGCACGATTACCCACGTGGATGTGACATATCGGATGGTCAATGTGGAAGACCCCAAGGAATACATAGAGATCGCATCTTGCGGAGACGGCGCGGACACGCAGGATAAGGGGAGCGGCAAGGCGATGACGTATGCATTTAAGTACATGTGGCTCAGGACATTTGCTTTGCCGACCGGAGAGGACCCTGACAAGATTTCCAGCGCGGAATTAGATGCGAAACAGGCAAATATACAGCCTCCAGGGCCTCCTTGCGCGGACTGTGGGAAAGAGATTATGCCATACAACGATGGTAAGAGAGCCATCACCGCCGCAGAAATGGCAGCTCGATCCACGGAGATGTTTGGGCGAGCGCTATGTGCTAAGTGCTCCAAGGCGGAGGGCCGAAGAAGGGCGGATGCTGGCGCATGATACTGACCTGTGACAAGGCCCGTTGGTATGAGGACAGTGAGGGGTTTTGGGCGGCGTTCCGCACACGGGACCGGGCATCAGCCGCCAAGATTGCTGAGCAGATGGACGGCGCTTGGGTGGTGGAGGCCAGGAAACAGCCCCGTAGGCGAAGCCTGGACGCTAACGCCTACCTGTGGGTACTGCTGGACAAACTTGCGGCGGCACTGGGACAGACCAAGGAGGAGATGTACCGGGGCTTTATCCGGGAGATTGGTGTCTTCCGGGATTTCCACCTTGCGCCGGAAGAGGCGGCAACCTTTGAGGTGGCATGGTCCCGGCTGGGAACCGGGTGGGTCACGGAGCATGTGGACTACACCCGCGATGGGGAGCAGGTGGTGATCCGGGCCTATTACGGCAGCAGTCAATACAACACCAAGCAGATTACCCGCCTTATCCGCAGCGTGGTAGAGGAGTGCAAAGCACAAGGGATAGAGACTATGACACCGGAGGAGCTGGCCGGTCTGATGGACCGCTGGCAGGCTGTTTGATGGATAGCATTTTACAGGGCGATACGCGAGAGTGCTACCTCACAGGGGCAACAGATGGGCTCCATAGACATCATATTTATTTCGGCAATCCTAACCGCAAAATCAGCGAGGCAAACGGGTTCTGGGTATGGCTCCGCTGGGACTGGCACAATGGTGCCGAGTATGGAGTGCATTTTAACAGAGACCTGGACTTAAAGCTTAAACGGGAGTGCCAAGAGAAATACGAGGAGACCCACAGCCGGGAGGAGTTCCGGAAGCTGATCGGGAAAAGTTACTTGTAGGAAGACGAAGCATGCTCAACAAAATTTTTATCATGGGGCGCTTAACCCGTGATAGGCTGGCTTATAGAGAGGCGGGGACCCAATGAAAACATGGACAACGGAAGAAATAGATGTTTTGATTCAAAATTATAATGTTGTTTCGAATGAAACACTCGCAACGTTAATCCCCAATAAAACGAAGCAAGGAATTTATAAAAAGGCATATAAACTTGGGCTTCGCAAATCAAAGGAAATCGAATTTTTAAATAGATCGCTCTCCAGAAAAAGAGAACGGGGAAGCAACTGGAACGGAGGCGTAAGAGTCACAAAAAGAGGATATAGGCAAGTTCTTTCCCCTGAACACTCGAGAGCAGATTCATCCGGTTACGTAATGGAGCACATATTAGTTTGGGAAAGAGAAACGGGTTTTCCCGTTCCTGATGGATGTTGCATCCATCATTTGAACGGAAACAAATCTGATAATCGGATTGAAAATCTTTGCCTTATGTCTTTTGGATCGCACACCACTTTTCACCATTTAGGGAAGCGTCACTCAGAAGAAACAAAGCAAAAAATAAGAGAACAGAGGGCAAAGGTATGCTGAACAAAATATTTTTGCAGGGACGGCTTTGCAAAAACCCCGAGCTCCGGAACACCCAGAACGGCACCGCCGTGGCGTCCTTCTCCCTGGCCGTGGACCGGGACTTCAAGGACAAGGAGACCGGGGAGAAGAAGGCGGACTTCATCAATGTGGTTGCCTGGCGCTCCACCGCCGAGTTTGTCTCCCGGTATTTCACCAAGGGCCGTATGGCCGTCGTGGAAGGCCGTCTCCAGATCCGGGATTACACGGACCGGAACGGCAATAAGCGCACCGCCGCAGAGGTAGTGGCCGACAACGTCTATTTTGGTGACTCCAAGCGGGACGCCGATGGCGGCGGCTATGCCGCGCCTCAACAGCCTGGAGACGGATTCGCTGAGCTTGAGGACGATGACGGCGATCTCCCCTTTTAAGGGGGTACCGAGATCATGGCGGGAAAACCGAAGACCGGGCTTGACTATGCCGGGTGGTCGGTGAATCTCTTTGACGGCGACACAAAGATCGACAAGCTCCTGGACGCACAGGGCTGGACCGGGTTCGGCATTTATTTTTACCTGTGCCAGATGGCTTACAAATTTGACGGATACTTCTACCGTTGGGCTTATGACGATTCTGCATCCACCGCAAGGCGGATGGGGGGCGGCATTGGGTCCGGGACCGTTGAGGAGACGGTGAGATACTGCTTGCAAATTGGTCTCTTTGATCAGGGGCTGTTTGACGGGTGGGGCATCTTAACGAGTAGAGGTATACAGAGGCGATTCTACGCCGCGATCCAGGAGCGGCGCAGAAAAGCCGTCATATCAGATTACTGGCTCCTGAACGATGAAGAATCGAGGGGTCTGGAAAAGTGCGCCTCATATGAGAATGCTCCACCTGCAAATGAGCATTTGCCACCGGAAGATGGTCATTTGCCCCAGGCAAATGCCTATAAAAGTAAAGTAAAGGAAAGTAAAGGAGAGGAGGTACGCGCGTGCGCGCGTAAGGACCCTGATATCGCTCATGTGTTTGGCTACTATTTTGACCACATCTGCCCCCAGATGACCCAAAGGGCAGCGGATGAGTTGAAGGCATATATCAGCGCTATGGGGCCTGAATGCTGCATTCGCGGGATGGACGAGGCCATCGAGGGCGGTGTATTGACTTGGAAATATGTAAAAGGCGTACTGGACGCCAAGCGGAAGCAGGGTGTGAAGAGCATGGAGGACTGGGACGAGCTGGAGAAGCGGAGAAATCAGACAGAACCGCCCACAGCTCCGCCGCGCCCTGCAAAGAGATATCAGACGGTGGAGATCGATGGGAAGCTGGTAGATGTAGAGGTGAAAGCATGAAACAGGGCATATCGCCCGACGTATCGCTTGCCGGGTCCATCCTGATCGACCCCAGGTGTCTGGATGAGGTGCGGCGGACGATTACGCCGGAGATGTTCGGGGACCGGCGGTGCCGGGCCATCTACGAGGCCGCCTGCGAGCTTTCCGACGAGGGAGCGACGGTAGACCCCGTGACGATCCGGAGCCGGGCGGCGGAGTGGGACGACGCCTTCTCGCAGCAGGCCATGGAGATCACGTTGACGGCGGCCAATGTGGGGGCATACTGTGAGGCGCTGCATACGGAGTTTCTGCGCCGGGAGCTGCTGGCGGGCATACAGGAGCGGGCGGACGCCCTGCTGGCGGGCCATGACCCGCTGGGAGAGGCGACGGAGCTGCTGACGCTGACGGAGCGCATCGCAGAGGGCAGCTACGACGCCGGAGTGGTATCGGCGCGGGAGGCGGCTGCGGAACTTCTGGAGGACCTGGACCGTGTAGATGAGGGGTATCGGGCCTTCGTGGAGACCGGAATTTCGGATCTTGACCGCATCCTGGGGGGCGGTCTGATCCGGGAGGGACTGTATATCCTGGCCGCCCGGCCTGGCTGCGGAAAAACCACGCTGGCCGCAGCGCTGGCGGAACGGATGCTGGAAAGGGGGAGGCGAATCCTTTTTATCAGCCTGGAGATGTCAAGAAAGCAGCTCATGGCCCGCAGGGTGGCGGCGGATGTGGGGCGTGCCACGGCGGCCCAGATCCTGCGGGGAGAACTGTCGGAGGAGGAGCGGAAAGCCGTGGGGGAAAGCCTCGTGAAGCTCGCCAAACGGCCATTGTTTTTTAACAGAAGGGCCTCCCTGAACACCTCTGAAATTCAGTTCCTCGCCAAACAGAACCGGGCGGATGTGGTGATCATCGACTACCTGGGACTGATGAAGCACGACGCAGGTAAGAGTCTTTATGAGCGAGTCACTGGCACAAGTAATCAGCTCAAGCGGATGGCGCGGGGCCTGGAGACGCCAGTTCTATGTCTGGCACAGCTCAATCGGGGAGTAGAGGGGCGGCAAAACCAGGAGCCGCGACTTTCCGATTTGCGGGACAGCGGAGCCATAGAGCAGGATGCGGACGGTGTACTGCTCATACACAGGCCGGCGATAGAGGATGCGGACGAATATGGTCCCACACCCATGGAGGTCACAGTGGCAAAGAACCGCCACGGTAGGACGGGGAAAATTGAGCTCAACTGGTACATGAGGAGCGGACGAATACTGGAGGTGCGCCACCGTGGATAGGAGAAGGGCAAGGGCGATCCTGAAAGGGATGGAGATGAAATATCGGGCCATGATCGGCATTGGGTCTGATTTTGACGAGATATATGCGCAGTTTGTGGAGGCGCTGGAAATGGCGGGAAGGGCTCTGGACCATGATTAAATTTATGATCCCATATCCGCCCACCAAAGCGGGTAAGACAGCGTGGAACAAGCGGTACGGGCTGAATGCCTACTACGCCGGGAAACACCATCAGGTGAGAAAAAAAGACGCGCAGGAGCTGCACACCATCGCCTGGGCGGCAATGAAACAGGCGAAGGGCAGAAAGAAAATGGTGACGGGACCGGTGGAAGTCAGATTTTGCTGGGACGATAACCTGGACATTGATAACCACGCCGTCATTGGGAAAGCCGTGGTAGACGCCATGAAGGGCTATTTGCTCCCGGATGATAACCGAAAGTGGGTGCGTAAAGTATCCCACGAGTTTTGGGACGGAGGCGCTATCCTGGTTGAGGTACGGAAATATGAGAAAAATACTGATTTATACCTGTGAGCGATGCGGGATTGAGTTTTCGGGGCGGAACAAACGGAAAGGCCGCATCCTGTGCTCAAAGTGTATGGATATTGAGTGGGAGGCCAGGCGGAGAGAACGGAAACGGACGAAATCAAGACCACAGGGGCAAAGCCTGGCCCAAGTGGCAGCGGAGGCCCGGGCCCATGGGATGACGTATGGGCAGTGGGTGGCGCGGGCAGGAGGAGGAACATAGTGGATATTGATAAGCTGATTGAGGCCATAAGGCTGTGCGGGAGTCAGCCGAACGTCCGGCAGTGCAGAAATTACGCTTACTATGCGGGCGGGGATATGAGCAGATGCATCCCGCGCATGACGGCGGATGCCTCCGCCGCGCTCTCCGCGCTCCGGGCCGAGCTGGAGCAAGTGAAGCGTGAGAGGGATGCGGCGTATAAACTACTTGGTGGAGAGCCCCCAAAGACCTGTAAGACCTGTGTCCTTTGGGGTGGAAACGGATGGGGACAGTACCAAATTGGGTACTGTGACGGAGATGACAACCCGCATGGGCCGAATGATTTTTGTTCCAGGCATCGCGGGCCGCAGAAGGAGGGATGAGCGATGGCCATAAAAAATTATACATCCGGGGTGGACGTGTACACGAGCCTGGGTGAGATTCAGGGGGCGCTCGCACAGCACGGAGCACGGCAGATCATGGTGGAGTATGATGACCAGGGACGTCCCACCGGTGTAGCCTTTGCCATTGACACGCCGAACGGGCGACGGGGCTTTATGCTCCCGGCCAACATCGATGGAGTATGCCAAGTACTCCAGCGGAAAAAAGTCAAGGCAGACCTGGCACAGGCGGAGCGTACAGGCTGGCGCAACATCCGGGACTGGGTGCTGGCGCAAATGGCGATCATCGAGGCCGGTATGGTGAGCATGGACGAGGTGTTTCTGCCATACATGACCGACGGTCGAGGCAATACACTGTACCAGCTCTATCAGGGCGGACAACTGGCTTTAGGGGAGGGATGAGATATGGACATCGGACTCATTGATGTGGATGGGCATAGTGGGTTCCCAAATTTGGCGTTGATGAGATTGTCGGCATGGCATAAAGCAAGAGGCGACGCCGTGGAGTGGTGGGATGGGTTCAAAGCCTACGACCGGGTATATATGAGCAAGGTCTTTACGTTTTCGCCGGACGTGGAGACCATCATCCGGGCGGATGAGGTGATCCGCGGTGGTACTGGTTACAAAGACTACGGCAGCCTCCCGCGAGAGATAGAGGCCACCTTGCCGGATTACAGCATCTATCCGCAGGTCAAGCACGCGATCGGCTTTTTGACCCGTGGATGTATCCGCAACTGCCCGTGGTGCATCGTCCCGCGCAAGGAGGGGGCAATACGCCCGGACTTTACATGGGAAAAAATAAAGCGATCGGACAGCCGTGATTTGGTGCTCTTGGACAACAATGTGCTGGCACACCCGCATGGGATAGAGCAAATCGACTCAATGGGTCATGCGCAGGTACGGGTGGACTTTAATCAGGGGTTGGATGCCAGACTAATTACAGCGGACGTAGCCAGAATGCTGTCAAAGCTGCGCTGGATACGGTTTGTGCGCCTGAGCTGCGACACAGCGTCTATGCTCCCGGTGATCGAGCAGGCGGTAGCCTATATGAGAGAGGCGGGAATCGCGCCGTTCCGATTTTGGTGTTACATGCTGGTACAGGATGTGGAGGAGGCTCACCGGCGCGCACTGGCACTGGACAAGCTGGATATTATCCCATTTGCTCAGCCGTACAGAGATTATGACGGCGGTGAGCCAACTAAAGAGCAGCGCAGGTTTGCAAGATGGGTTAATATGCGAGCCGCATTTAAATCGTGCAAATGGGAGGACTTCTCGGGATGATTTGGAGATGGGAGGCAATGACCGATGGCAAGGGCGATTGACGAAATTGCTTATGAGGGGAAGGCTGGAACAATTCTAGTGGAAAATCCTTTGCTCGCTGAATATGTAAAACTTGGCCACATTGACCGCCTCCGTGAACTGGCCCAGGCGGACAAAGAGGGGCGGTGCGTGGTGCTGCCGTTAGACGATTATACCTGGACTATTCGAGGGGACATTGTTCGTGGCATTATCAAAGCAAATTGTCGGGCTGCGAAGAAAGAGGCCGAGGCCGCACTACGGAGGGATCAGGGAAAGGAGAAGGAGGACGAGCATGAGACTAGTTGATGCGGATAATGCACGAGAGTGCTTTGGTGGTGATGGGGTGACTGGAGCTGTCATGCAGCGGATGTTTGATAGCCTGCCCACCATCGACGCCGTGCCTGTGGTCAGGTGCCGGGAGTGCAAGTTTTACCGAGAGTTCCGTACAAAACGGCACAACCAGCTCATGCGACTGTGCTACCGGATGGGCAAGCACGATATGGAGTACCCGGTCAAGCCGGATGATTTCTGCTCCTACGGCCAGCGAAAGGAGGACAACCTGGACGAAGCCATCGAAAAGTACCTGAAAATCAAGGAGGAGGCCAACATGGACAAGCCGAGAATTTGCGAGGTGCTTGGGGTTGAACCAGAAGAAAAGTTTGAAATTAGAGGAAACACGTTAGGGCGATTTCGTATCAATAAATATGGGACATTCCAGATTGAAATATCAAATGACTGCTGGGGATTCTCCACTGTGGAATGTCTTAACAATCTCATAAATCATCCAGAAAACATCGCCCGCAAGCCACGCTGGACGGAGCGGGAGGTGGAGAGGGCGAAGGCTATCAAAGTGCTATATCCAGTTGTTAAAACATTGGCATACGTTGATATAGTGGGACAGACATTTTACATGTATGATGACGAAGACAACTATAAGGGCAGTCTTGATAACCTTGATGAAACGTTTCCTACGCTGAGGAGCATAAGGCGGGCCACATTGGACGAGATCATCGGAGGTGCCCAATGATTTCCTTGAAATGCCCTGATTGCGGGTTCTTTTTCAGCGTAGACTTTCCTGACGATATTTCCGAAGATGAACGGGTCGAACTGTATACCTGCCCTTGCGGAGCAATGATGGAGGAAGTTCCGTTCAGTATGGATTATATACCAACAATCGGAGGTGCCAAATGACCAGAGAAATACTTTTCAAGGCCCAACGGCTGGATAACGGCGAGTGGGTGGAGGGAAACATTGTGGATGTCCCGGAAGATGCCGACTTTATGCCCGGAGCGTACATTCTACCGCGGCTGGTATCGGCCAGGGCAGACCCGCCCACAAAAGGTATCATGCTCGGAGGTTTCTTTGAGGTTGACCCCTCCACGGTCTGCCAGTATACCGGCCTGACCGACAAGAACGGCGTGAAGATTTTTGAGGGTGATATTTTGAGCTACAACGGATCAAGAGAGCCAGTTATTTTTAACACAGATCTCAGAATCCCATGTTTCACAACTGGAATTGGAAGCGGAAGCAGCACCCCACTACATCCGTACAAACTGAGCAAGCGCCATTTTGTCATCGGCTCCATCCACGACGGGGAGGGCGGACAGCATGAGTGAGTGGATTAGCGTCAAGGAGAGGCTGCCGGACCCGCCCGGCGGGGAAACAAAAAAGCCGCCCCATCACAGGGGCGGCTTGGCGCGGGGGAATGCGCGGTAGAGCGCACATTACAGGAGCTCTCTCACATCTACGCCCAGCGCGTCCGCTAGAGCTAGGGCATTGGTGAGGGTGACGTTGCCCATCTTTCCCTCCCCTTGCTCGATGCGTTGGATTTGCCTTGTATTGACGCCGGACCGCGCCGACAGCTCTTCAAGAGTCATGTGTTCTTTGCGACGGGTCCATTCGAGGTTTGTGATTGCCTTACCCCGGCAGTCGCGTCCATAAGACACCAGCGTGCAGACAGTGCAGTCACCGTCTGCACGCTGGCAATCGCCGTATTTCCTCCTCATTTGATCACCATGTTGTAGTATCCACGCTCACCGTCGTTGCCAAGCCGCTCCAAATCATCCAGACTATACCCCCGGAAATACTTGGCTTGCGGGGGAACTCCCAGGCCGGGTAGGTCATGGTGATGCTTGTACAGGTAACGCATAAGCTGTATTTTGACCGGCTCGGTTAAATCATCCGGGATGCCGCCAGGCGCGGCTGCGTCCAGGTGGAGATACCCATCTTTGACTTTGCGGTCATCAGATAGGACATCCCATCCGCGCTCGGTAAATTTGACGACTGCTTTGCCGCCGGAGCAGGACAAGGCGACAAGAGTGATCTCGTTGGCTTTTTCCATGCTGCATCCTCCTTTTTATGCCCTCGTGACCTCCGGGGCGGGATTTCTGTTTTTAGATTTCGCTTTGCCATGCTTCAAATTTTGCGATCATCGTATCATCTGATACCCTGTAATACTCCACGATAATCCTTAAGTCCTCGTTTCCATTTACGGGATTATCTTTTTCCCACCAATCCCAGTCAAAGTTCTCTTGCACCTCTTCTTCAACGTCCACGTCTACAAGCTTGTCGCTGTATGTCTCCTCGTAGTTATATCCGCTCCCGTCAACCCACTCTTTAATCGTGATAACTTCTCTTACTTTCATTTCCTTTCTCCTTCTGCCCTCGCAACCTCCGGGGCGGGACGTTTCCTGCGTTAATATTGCCAAGTGATTTGCTGCCCGTTATCCATATCGACCCAAGCAAGTTTATAAGTCTTTTTGAGGCTGCTGCCGCAGTAGCCGCCAACCGTGACATATACACGGTGCTTCCCGTAGTTTTTCCACTCTCGTGCGTCCAACTTGTAGCTGTCATAGTAGCTCATAATTTTTTCCGCTTTTTCCGTCAGGATTTCGATAGTTCCGTCTGTCAATCCGTAATTTTCCATTTTTGAGTCCTCCTTATGTTTTGCGCTCCTCTTTATGTTCTTATTATACGCTAATATTGTCTTAATGTCAATAGCAAAATGCTAAAATTATCTGATATTTTTGAGGGGGGGGAATAACCATTGAATGAGTTCCCGAAGCGGTTGAGGAGGCTGAGGGAGAGCAGGCGTCCAGTGCGGAGTATGGCGGCGACATCCGAACTGATGGGGCTAAGCCACGATGCGCTAAGGCGGTATGAGCGCGGGGAGCGAGAGCCAGGATTGACGGAGCTAAAACTGATAGCCAATTATTACTACGTCAGTTTGGACGATCTTTGTTGGGATGATGGAGAGCAGGAACACAATCTTTAAACATATCGCAAAAATATTTTGTACATGCCTCCATTTGGAGGCATAATAACCGGGTCATATGCGACAATGGGAGCGTGGGGGCGAATGCCTCCCGCTCCCTTCCATTTCCTCCTCCTTTCTCATTGCCGGGCCTCCCTCCCGGCAGCGGCACGCAGGCAAAGCCGTAAACCTGCAACATAGCCCGGAAGGGCTATACGCCCTTGGAGCTCAGTTGGGAGAGCGGCCCGAAGATATGGGTGTGCGCCGGTTCGAGTCCGGACGAGGGCAACTTAAACAACTCCCTTGCGAGGCCTCCCCACAATCGGGGGTTAGGCGTATAACCTGGGGGTAATGCGCAGGGATGCCTTTCGAGGCTGCCCCTGCAAAATCAAACCGCTCCAAAGTACACGGGGCTGACTGTGGAAAGACACTATACCGGTGACCCTAGAGCGTCTGATGGGCCCGGAGAAGGGCCAAGACGCCCGCTCCTGCCTCGGGGCGGAAGATGGGAGACAGAGGCTATCCCATGCGGCGCTATCCCGCTGAAAACTGCCGTGCGTACCATCCAGAGCCGTAGGTCGGCTTTGGGCGCAAGGTGTGACAATCTAAATGGGACAGCGCATATATGCCGCTCCTATCTGCATGAGGATATGGGCGGCCCTATGGATGTGCCCCGAGCTGCGGCGGGTGGCCCACAGCAAATCAGGAGAGGGCGGGGAGCGGGGTCCGCTCTCTCCTCAATAAAATGAAACTATATGAGAGGTGGCGATTATGGCTGCACGGCTGACGGATAGGCAAAAAAAGAAAATAGTGGCTGATTATCTGGAAACCGAGAGCTATAACGCCACGGCAAAAAAAAATGGAGTCTGCGGACAGACAGTCAGACGAGTTATTGAAGAATCTCAAGGGATCACCGAAAATCTCAAACGAAAAAAAGAGGAGAACACCGCCGACATCCTGGCCTATATGGACAGCCGGAGAAAGCAGGTCTGCGACATCATCGAGGTGGGCCTTGCCGTGCTGCCGGAGAAGATCCAAACCGCAAAAACTGCTTCCGAGGTCACTACGGCAATCGGGACGCTGATTGATAAATGGGCGCTCGTCAAGAGCGAAGGGGAAGAGGGCAAGGTGCAGGTGATTATTGATGTCTGAGGTGCGGCTTTCTTCTGTTATTGGCCCCGCTTTCCACTTGCTAGCCCGTGACGTGTTCCAGCACGGGCACACTCACTACGACCTTTCCGGTGGGCGTGGCTCCCTGAAATCATCTTGTGTGTCATTGCTGGTCCCATTGCTTTTGATAAATAATCCGTGTACTCATGCATTGGTGCTCCGCAAGGTGGCAAACACCATTCGGGACAGCGTGTATGCTCAGTATCTTTGGGCAATTGGAGAGCTGGGCATGGCGCAGTATTGGGATGCCAAAGTCCAGCCAATGGAGCTGATTTATAGGCCGACCGGGCAGAAGATTATGTTCCGTGGTGCTGACGATCCCATGAAGATCAAGTCTATCAAGGTGCCGTTTGGCTATATCGCTGTCACACACTTTGAGGAAAAAGACCAGTTTGCTGGGCGAGCTGAAATCCGCACTATCCTACAATCCACCATGCGCGGAGGCTCCAAATTTTGGAATTTTGAGAGCTACAACCCGCCGATCAGCCGGGACAACTGGGCCAATAAGGACAGCCTGGAGGAGCGGACGGACCGGCTGTGCCACAAGAGTACATACCTGGAGGCCCCGCCTGAATGGCTGGGGGCGCAGTTTTTAGCAGAGGCCGAACACCTAAAGGAAACAGATGAGCGAGCATACCGGCATGAGTACTTGGGCGAAGCTGTCGGGACTGGCGGAAATGTGTTTGAAAATCTGGAGCTGCGGGAAATCACGGATGAAGAGACGTCTCGGTTTGACCGCATCTATCAGGGTGTGGACTGGGGCTGGTTCCCAGACCCATTTGCCTTTATCCGTCTCCACTATGACCGAGCCAGGGAGACAATATACCTAATGGACGAGATATACCAAAATAAGCTGACCAACGAGGAGAGCGCGAAGTTGATTCTTTCCAGAGGATACAAGGATGCTTACATTACCTGCGACAGCGCAGAGCCTAAATCATCAGCAGACTATCGGGCGATGGGCCTCCCGGCCAAAGAGGCAATCAAAGGGCCTGGGAGTGTGGAATACAGCATGAAGTGGCTTCAGCGCCGGAGGATCGTAATTGACCGTCGCAGGACGCCGAATGCCTATGACGAGTTTGTAAACTACGAATACGAGCGCAACAAGGATGGGGACATCATCAGCGGGTATCCTGACGAGAATAACCATCTGATCGACGCGACACGGTATGCGCTGGAGCGCGCGTTCCGCAGAATGGGGGTGACCGCTTGAACGTAATCGACAAACTCAAACAACTGGGCTACGCCACCGTGCCGGAGGAGTTTTACACAAAAGTGCAGGAGTGGAAGTCCTGGTATGTGGGAGATGTGAAGGGCTTCCACCGGTACAAGGTCCGAAACGGAACGAGCATGGTCCGATGCAAGCGGTACACTCTCAACATGGGTAAGAAAATCCCGGAGGACTGGGCAAACCTCCTGATGAATGAGAAGGTAAAAATCACTTTAGAGGGGCAGAAAGAGCAGGCGTTCGTTGACCGAGTGTTCACTGAAAATAATTTCCTGGTCAAAGCAAACGAGATGCAGGAAAAGGCGTTTGCTCTTGGGACAGTGGCTTTTATTCCGCGTGTGGTGGGAATGGAGGCAAAGGAGACTGGGCCCGTTCCAGGCAGCGCAAGAGGCATTGTGATGGACTATGTGACCGTGGAGCACATCTGGCCGCTGGCGTGGCAAAACGGAATCATTACGGAGTGCGCTTTTGACAGCATTGTTACCGTAAACGGAGAGCAATACTGTTACCTGCAAATCCACCACAAGGTCAACGGGCTGTATGACATTGAGAACCGACTATATAAATACCGGAACAACAATGTGGACACCGAAGTGGGCTTAACCTCTGTGCCAAACTTTAAACGGGTGCCACGGGTGGTACATACAGGGTCTGACCGGCGGCGGTTTGTCATTGACCGGCCCAATATCGCAAACAATTTTGACGATTCCCCACTTGGAATATCCATCTATGCAAATTCCATTGATGTTTTAAAGGGCGCAGACGTGGCCTATGACAGTTACGTCAACGAATTTGTCCTAGGGAAAAAGCGCATCATGGTCAAGCCATCTGCCATGAAATACCTAGACGGAGAGCCGGTCTTTGACAGCGACGATTTGGCCTATTATGTGCTCCCAGAGGATGTGAGTGACGGAGCAGTTATTACCCCAATCGATATGACCCTCCGCACACAGGAGCACAATACAGGCATCCAGGACCAGCTCAATTTGTTGTCCAGTAAGTGCGGTTTCGGAGAGACCTATTATCGCTTTGATGGTGGGAGCATCACCACGGCGACACAAGTTATCAGCGAAAACTCCACCATGTTCCGCACGATCAAAAAACATGAAATCATTCTGGAGCAAGTGCTGGTGGAGCTGTGCCGCATTATCCTCCGCCTGGGCAACGCGTCCATGAACGCCGGACTGAATGAGGATATTGAGATCTCTGTGGACTTTGATGACAGCATTATTGAGGACAAATCGACAGATTTTTCCAGAGATATGCAGTTGCTTCAAGCGGGCATCATGAACGATTGGGAATTTCGGGCCAAATGGATGAATGAAAGCCCGGACGAAGCAAAAAAAGCACTTCCTCGGATGGAGGACTTAACCACGGAAAGTCAAACAGAAGTAGAATGAGTGTTATTTTTGCTTTCCTCTAAGCGGTTTCGTCAATGAATCTTCGGGACTCCAACCTAGCCTTTTTATTCTTGCGGAAATAGCATCCGTGCTTAACCCTGTTTCTTCCGACCATTGCGATGCTGTTTCCTACTCGCCCACCGGCAGTTGTCCGGCGAATAATCCCTTTCGCAATCAATACGATCTATGCTCAAATTATCGGCGTAGCCAGAAGATAAGGCCCATGACCTAAACGACGTGTAATCGTCAATCCATTCTTTGCATACACAAATACCTCTGCCTCCGTAATTTTTGTAACTGATATTGTTTGGGTTGTAACAACGTTCTTTCATTGCCCTCCAAATGTCGTATATGCGTTCTTTCTTTCGGTTCGACGTTGCGCCGTGAGTTGTTGCCCGTTTTTTCGATAATTCTGCGCTAAGACACCCGCAAGATTTTGTTTTTCCTATCTTCAATTTGTAAGGGGGTGATGCCCGGATGAAATATCCATTCTCCTGAATTATTGGACGCCCTCCCGGAAGAAATAGCCGGACTTTACCGCAGCCTGGAGGCAACCCTCCTTGACGAGATATGCTCCCGCCTGAAGCTGTCCGGTCAACTCAACGAGGTCACGGTGCAGGACATACGGGCCCTTCGCTCCCACGGCATCGACCTGACGGAGATCGAAAAGGCGATCCAGCGCACCGCAAGCATCAGCCAGAGCGACCTCGAAAAGCTCCTGGACGATGTTGTGGAGCGCAACCAAAGGTATTACCAAGAGGTCATGGACCTTACTGGGGTGACTGCTCCTGAGACGCTGGTGAGTGCCGCCGACATCGCCGCCATTATGGCACAGGCGCAGAGAGAAATTGGCAACCTGACCCGATCTATGGGCTTTCTGGTGGACAATGGCCGGACAATGCTGGCCCCGGCGAGGGCCTATCAATGGGCGCTGGACAATGCAGAAATGCAGGTCATGAGCGGGGCCGTCTCGTACAACCAGGCCATCAAAAACGCCGTCAAACAGCTTGCAGACAGCGGAATACGCAAGGTTGACTATGAGAGCGGCCACCGTGACCACATTGATGTGGCTGCCCGCCGGGCAGTGATGACAGGCGTGTCCCAACTCTGCGCCAAATACACAGAGCAAAGTGCGGAGTATTTGGAAACGCCCTATTTTGAAATATCCGCCCACATCGGGGCGCGAGATACCGGCGTCGGCTGGCAGAACCACAAGGCGTGGCAGGGCCGGGTTTACTCCATCAGGGCCGGGGACAAATATCCGAGCATCTACGAGGTATGTGGGCTTGGCTATGTGGACGGCCTGGAGGGTGCTAACTGTCGGCATAAACGATTTGCTTTTGTGGATGGCGTGATGGAGCGCACATATACCGACGAGGAGCTGGCCCACATAGATGATGGGCACGACGTGGACTTTGAGGGAAAGCACTACACGGCTTATGAGGCCACACAGAAACAGCGGCAGATCGAGCGAACCGTCCGCAAGCTGAAACGTGAACAGACAGCATATAAGGCCGCAGGGCTGACAGAGAACGCACAGGCGGTGACTGCCCGCATCCGGCGGCTGAACAAAGAATACAAAGCGTTCAGCAAGGAAGCGGGGTTGCCGATGCAGATGGAGAGGATGAGGGTATATGAAGAAGTAAAAGTAGTTGAAAAACCTGCTGTTCGTGATACAATAGAGAAAACGAACGGCGGGGGTTCTCCTGTGCATACTGTCGGAAGAATTGATGTTGAGAAATATAAGGTAGTCGCAGATAAAATCCAGACCGATGAAGTCATTATTACTGATGAGCGGATCGAGCACATTAGAGAGCGCCATCCAAATGATTTTGAACGGTATTCACAATATCTCAAACAGATTGTTGAAGAACCTGACTATATTCTGGAGGCAAATAAGCCAAATACAGCATTTCTTTTGAAAGAGTTTGTAGAGGCGGATGAAAGATTTCAGCTTATTTTGAGACTTGCTGTTGAGGGGGACATTCCGGGATATAAGAACTCTATCATTACATTTCTCAAAGTGGAGGAGAAGCGTTACAGAAGATACTTGCGCACGAAGAAAATGCTTTACAAATCTGAATAAAACGGCTATAATTCAAGTAGAATAGAATGGTTCTTTGAGGTGGACAATTTCGTGGCATCCACACGCCGATGGTATTGACAGGGGAAACCCGAGAGATGCAGGAGAACGCCACGCCTGCCAAAGAACCAGACTACGAGGGAAGGAGGCCGCAGAGATGTGGCTTCCTTTTCCCTTGCTCGGAGGGAAAATGATTAAAGAAGATATTTACGGGAAAAAGTGGTATTGCTGTCCCCATTGCGGAAAGTCTCTTTTCCCAGTCCGAACAGATACCAAAATACAACATATGCCATTTCGATGTAAAGCTTGTAAGCACGACATTGAAGTAAATATTGCATAGAGCCAAGAGCCTGTGAGCCAAGAGCCATTGATTGCTGAACAATCAGCAGTTGATGGCTCTTTTTGTTTGTCAGAGAAGACGCTAAAACCCAAACGGCAGAGAAGCCGAAAATCCCAAACACAAGACAGAGAAGTCTATAAAACCCAAAGGAGAAGCATTATGGCGAACATTGATACAAGCACTATTGAAGGGTTTGACGGCATGACCGCCGACGAAAAAGTAACGGCGCTGCTCAGTTTTCAAATCCCCGACCCTGTTGACCTGTCTGGATATGTGAAAAAGGATGTCTTTGACACGAAAGCAACGGAGGCCGCCTCCCTCGCAAAGCAGCTGAAAACGAAAACGACAGAGGCGGATACCGCCGCCGGGACGCTTTCCACGACACAAGCAGAGTTGGAGGCGCTCAAGCGAAGCTATTATGTCGCATCCAAAGGCCTAACCGGCGAGGAAGCGGAGTTCATCGCCTTCAAGGCCGGAAAGATGGTGGACGATAAGACCACCTTCGAGCAGGCCGTGGACGCGCTGACTGCTGACCGAAAGAAAATCACTTTCGATTGGACTGCTCCTGTGGGCGGCGGAAACACGAAAACAGGAGAAAACGATGTAATGAACGCCCTGATTCGGGGCGCACTCAAGTAAGAAAGGAGCCTATCAATGGCTGACATTATCGACAGAAGCAAACTTTCCGGGCTTATCCCCGAGCCTGTGACCCGTGAGATTATCCAGGGTGCCGTAACGGAGTCCGCCGTGCTGCGGATGGCCCGGCGGCTGCCCAACATGACCAGCAAGACCCAGACCCTCAACGTGCTGGACGCACTGCCCACCGCCTATTTTGTGAACGGCGAGGCGACCACCGGAGCGCCCGACTCCAAGGCATCCCTAAAAAAGACTACCAACATGGCGTGGGACAAGAAGAAAATCTATGCAGAGGAGATCGCGGTCATCGTCCCCATTCCCGAGGCGGTGTTGGACGACAGCGATTACGACATCTGGGGTGAAGTGCGTCCCCGCCTCCAGGAAGCCTTTGGCAAGGTCATTGACGCCGCTATTCTGTACGGCACAGACAAGCCCACCTCCTGGAGAGCGGGCCTCGTTCCCTCTGCCGAGACTGCTGGCACTGTGGTGGCCGCAACCGGTGACATTTTCGCCGATATCATGGCGGAGGATGGTGTGATCGCCAAGGTTGAGGAGGGCGGATACATCCCCAACGGCGTGATGGCCGCCATCCAGATGCGGGCCAAGCTACGGGGGCTGGTGGACAAGAACGGCCAGCCCATCTTCAAGACTGATATGCAGGGTGATACCCGCTACGCGCTGGACGGCATGAGTATGTATTTCCCCGTAAACGGCGCTTATGATCCGGAGAAATCTCTTGCGATTGTGGGTGACTGGAGCCAGTTGGTCTATGCCATTCGACAGGATATGACCTTCAAGATTTTTGATAGTGGTGTGGTGCAGGACCCCACCACCGGTGACATTCTGTATAACCTGATGCAGAACGATATGGTGGCCCTCCGCGCCGTCATGCGGTTGGGCTGGGAGGTCCCCAACCCCATCAACGCTTACAATGCCGACCTGGACAACGCCTTCCCCTTCGCCGTATACGCCGCCGCCACCGGCACCATCAGCGCCGTGGACGTGACCCCCGCTACCCCGACGGTGGAGAAGGGCAGCGGACAGCAGTTTGCCGCTTCTGTGACTGGCACCGGTGGTCCCTATAGCACCGCTGTGACCTGGAGCGTGAGCGGTTCGTCCGCTGTTGCCGCCGGGACGCAGATCAGCGCCGCCGGTTATCTGGCGGTGGACGCCGCCGAGACCAACACCAGCCTGACTGTCACGGCCAAGTCCAAGCAGGATTCCTCCAAGACTGACACCGCCACGGTCACCGTATCGGGGGGTTAAATGAGCTGTTGAGCACGGCCTCGCTCTCCACGCCAGACCTCTCCGGCATGACCAAGGCTGAGCTCCTGGACTATGCGGACGAGAACGGCGTGGAGGGCGTCAGCAGCTCCATGAAAAAGGCCGACATCCTGGCTGTTTTGGAGGCGCTGTGATGGCTTACGCAGACTATGAGTATTATACAACTGCATACCTGGGAACAGCCATTCAGGAGGCCGAGTTTTCCCGCCTTGCCCTGCGCGCAAGTTCCTTTCTGGATTACTACACGCAGGGCCGGGCGGCCCCAAACAGCGAGTTGGACGCGCTGAGAATGGCCTGCTGCGCCATTGCGGAGCAGTACCAGTCAATTGACGCGGCGCAGGCGCTGGCGCAAAAGGCTCTGACTTCCGCCATGAACTCCGGCGGCGAACTGCAAAGCCAGAGCGTAGGCAGCTGGTCCAAGACCTACCGCAGCGGCGGGGACAGCGCTCAACAGGCCCTTTCCTCCGCACAGGCGGCGCAGGCTTCCCTTGCAGCGATCGCCCAGCAGTATTTAGGGACCACCGGTCTCCTATACCGGGGAAGGGGGTGCTCCTGTGGATATGTTCCCCCATGTTGTGACGGTCTATAACACGGATACCACAGAGCTGCCGGAGAACGATTTTAAGCCCACTTTGGTCAACTACATCACCGTTCTGCACGGGGTCCTCCTAGACGCTTCCAAGGGCTCTAATGTGACAAAAAGCGGCCTGGAAGGGGCAGATGCGGTAAACCTGTATATCCCGGTTGGTGTAGAGGCCGTGGACGGCATGACCGGCGCAGCAAAGCGGTACATCGGACCTGTGGAGTACTGGCGGGCGGACGATAAATCTACTCTGTGGACCCTCTCCGTTGGCCGCAACTGCTTTTTTGTCAAAGGCGAGGCCGTGCACCCAGACTGGACGGTGCAGACCATAGAGGCCGCTTATGACGATGTGTACGACGTGACCAAGGTGGACTTCAAGGACTTCGGCGGTGAGATGTCCCACTTTCAGGTCGGAGGCGTATGAGATGCTGAAATTCAGCGTTCACACCGAGGGCCTGGAGTCTATTAAGGATAGGTTGATGCAAGCGTCCTCGGAAGCAGAGCACATTTTGGCTGTACAAATTAGAAAAGATACATCCCCTTATGTGCCTGCACTAACCGGCAGCTTGGACACCAGAACAAGGATAGAAGGGTTCAGCGACGCAGGACTTGGGCCTGGGACTGGCGGCTCAATGATTGTGTACCCGGGCCCCTATGCCCGCTACCTCTACTACGGGAAATTGATGGTGGACCCGACCACCGGAAGCAGCTACGCCCCGAAGGGCGGTACAAAGGTTGTCACGGACAAAAACCTTGTGTTCAGCAAGTCTATGCACGCGCAGGCCCAATCCCACTGGTTCGAGGCCAGCAAAGCGCAGAACCTTGAGAAGTGGGTCCGTGTCGCAGACAAGGCGGTGAAAGATGAGCTCTAACAACGACAAGCCCCGCATGCTGGCGGCAGCAGAGGAAGTGGACAAAATTTCCCGCTCCATGCTGGTGTGGGCCAACACCTTCCCGGAGAAGCCGGTGGATATCATCAAGTATGAGTTCCTGACCGCCGACCAGGGGGACGAGACCGGTATGGCCCTGTCCACCATTCAGGGGACCTATATCACAAAACGATTTATTTTGGGCGGTTATCAGGCGGAGTACCAATTTAAGCTGATTTACCGCATCAAGCCGGGGCGCAGCAATGATAAGCGCCTGGAGGCGGACGAACTGCTGAACCACTTCGGAGACTGGGCAAGAAAAAATCTCCCTGACTTGGGAGAGGAGATTCGGGCGATCCGGGTAGAGCCCACAACGCAGTCCTCAAAATTTGCCGCCTATGAGGGCGGCTATGAGGACTACCAGATTTTGATGAAGCTGACCTATGAGGTCGGCGTTTGAAAGGAGACAGTATAATGGCAGATATTGAATTTAACACTACGGCGGGCCAGACCATTGCCCGAGAACTTCTGATCGCATACATCAACACCGGGACAAGTGCTTCCCCGACGTGGTCTCCTCTTGGCACAAGAGTTGAAGATTCCAGCGCTGAATATGACTGGAGTGAGGAGACTATCCAGGATATCCTTGGCAACACGTTTACCACGATGAAAAAACCAACTGTTACACAAAGCCTTGACCCGTGCCCGCTGGACAGCGGCGAAGCTGCATTGACCTATATCTGGGGACTTGCCGTAAAAGATCAGGACGCACAAGCACTCTCCGCGCAGGATATGTTGATTTGCCACTACTACGAAAGTACGTCGTTTGCAGAACGTTATACATCTTGCGCTGTCCGCGTAACCGGCCTTGGCGGCGAGGGCGGCGGGAATATCGAAATGCCAATTGAAGTGACATATGGTGGGACTCGCACCGTGGGCACAGCGACTAACACAAATGGGACGGTTACGTTTACCACGGGATCAGGAGAATAAAATAGGGGGGATAAAAATGGAGAAAGAACTCCGCGTTGATGTTGGGTTAGTTACGTACAACCTGAACGGGAAGGTATCCGTAGCTTTTAACCCAACTGATGGGCAGTTTGCAAAGAAGATTTTAGATGTGTTCAATGCTTTGGAATCCAAACAAGAAGAGAGAAGCGGGAACACGGTGGAAGATGGAGACGAAGCCTTTGCAATGCTCCAAGAACTGGACACAGAAATGCGCGGCATGATTGACAGCCTTTTCGGGGTGCCTGTATGCGGCCCGCTTTTTGGTGATATGAATGTTTACGCATTAAATAATGACGGCATCCCTCTTTGGATGGTGCTTTTGCTGTCGTTCATGGACGAAATTAAAGTAAACATCGACAAAAACGCGGCTGGAGACTTGGGGGCAAAACTGGAAAAGTACGTTGGGAAATATATGAAAAAATGATTTTTGAGCTCCCGAAAAGTCTTGCGGTAGCCGGAGTGGATTACACAATCCGCTCCGACTACCGGGTAATTTTAGAGTTACTGGTTACGCTTGGCACCCCAGACCTTGAAAATTCAGAAAAGTCGATTGCCACATTGATTACCATTTTCCCAGACTATGACACAATCCCGCCATCTGATTACAAAGAGGCGCTGGACCAATGCGTATGGTTTATTAATGGCGGAGAAGCCGAGCATGGAAAGCCGGAAATTAAGCGACTAATGGATTGGGAGCAAGATTATCCTCGCATCGTTAGTCCTATAAACCGAATCCTGGGCTTTGAATCTCGGAGTGTTGAATATTTGCATTGGTGGACCTGGCTTTCAGCATATTTCGAGATTGGAGATTGTTTATTTGCGCAGATCGTTAACATACGTGCAAAAAAAGCAAAAGGAAAGAAACTGGATAAATCAGAGCAAGAGTTTTACCGACATAACAGGGATATTATCGACATTAAGGGAAAATACACCGAAGCGGAGCAAGAAAGATTGATGAAGTTGCTCGGGAGATAAAACCTGCCCCAGAGGGTGCGGTGCGGCTATTGCACATCTAAGGTCTGCTTTAACGCTGCCTGTAATACCTGAGAAAAGTTGATCCCCGCCTTTTCGGCAAGCTCATTTAAATAGCTGGGGATTGTAACATTCTTCCGAATCACTCTCATATCATTCGCTTTACGATATGCGTCAAAGTCGACAACAGCGAATGTTGCTATTTCCCCATCTTTACAGGCTGGGAGGCACTGAGATGGAACGGGGATGTCCTTCCCCATATCCTGCATAGTAATCCCCCAAAGGCCGATAGCGTCAGCCCCCATATCAATGGCGTTGGCGATAGAATCACCTTCGGTGTTGATGTCTAAATCTGGGACGTATACAACAAATCCAGTGTCTGCAGGCGTTAGTACGATTGGATAAGCAGTTTTCACAATATACCCTCTCTTTCGTCCGACCAGGGCTCACAGGCCCCGCCGCTTGATGATTGATTTGGCAAGCTGTTCATGGATTTCTTTGTGCCGCGGGACAGGCTCAATATCGACTCCATTTGTCATAATGATATGATTTGCTCCCTCTCGAAGTGTCCACCATCCCTTTTTCCGAAACCGATTTATCAGATCCTTTTGTTTCATTTAACCACCCCATAATTATATTATACGCATTTAATGCGCATATGTCAAGGGCTTATTTAAGTCTTCCGCAAAGAAGGTGAACGCATGGCAAGCAATTCCGATGGCTCTATTGTTATTGAAGTTGATTTGACTGCAAAAGAGGCGGAGCAGGGACTGTCTCGCCTGAAAAAGAAGATCCTCCGCCTTAATGAAAGCTTGTACGTGGGGGAGCATAAAAAAAGTTCGCTTGTTGCGCAGTTAAAAGAAGCGGAACAAGAACTGGATAATCTCCAAAAAAAGACAACGATAGGGACTGGATTTAGTGCGCAAATCGACCCCGCAGACGTTGCACGGATAAGCGAACTAAAAAATATTATCTCCAGCACAACGGATGAAATAAAAAAACAGGATGCTGCAAACAAGAGGGTTTCAGAAACGCTTGCCGCCGAAAAAAACTACTATGGCGAAATGGAGTCGGCTGCACGCAAGGCTGCTGGTGAGGCCGAAAAATTAAAGACCAATGAGATCAAAAATCGCTGGATAGAAAGTTATCGCGCCGGCGTGCAAGGTCTGGCTAATTGGCTCCGGACGGCGGGTAAAAATGCAATTGGCCTTGCTCGAAACCTTGCCAAAAGTTTTTCCGGTAAAATCGCGGGCGGCATGAAAAAGCTTGCGAAATCGATTTTAAACCTTTTCACAGCAACCAAAAAATCCAACAATGTGTTTTCGGGGGGCTTTAAAAATCTCCTGAAATATGGTCTTGGTATTCGGAGCGTGTTCGTCCTAGTAAATAGGTTACGTGCTGCTCTCGTAGATGGATTTAAAAATTTGGCGCAGTTTTCCACCGAAACAAACACAAGTATTTCTATGGTGAAATCTGCCCTAACACAGTTAAAAAACAGTCTGGCAACCGCCTTCGCGCCTATTCTTACCGTGGTAGCGCCAATTCTGACGCAGTTTATCAATATGCTGTCCAAAGCGGCAGACTATGTGGCGCGCCTGACGGCGGCACTGACAGGGCAAAAATCTTATACAAAAGCAACGGCGGTACAAGAAGATTATGCGGCGAGCCTGAAAGATACATCTGGCGCGGCAAAAGATGCAAGTAAGGCCCTCGCAAATTTCGATACCATCAATAAATTGTCCAGCAGCTCCGGCGCGTCAAGTGGAAGCAGCGGCGTATCCACTTCCGAAATGTTTGAAGATGTATCTATAGAACCTCTTTCTTTCGACTCGTGGGGAGAAGCGTTTTCCGCAATGGTTGACAGCATTCTTAACGACGGTATTCCCAGGCTGGAGTCGGGCCTATCTGCAATGGCTGGCTGGATCAATGGTTTTTCGGCAAATGTAGCAGAAATGTTTGCCTTCCCCGGCGTGCAAGAAAAAGTGTATGCGCTCGGTGCAACTATTGCGACTTCGCTCAATAATTTTGCAAATCAAATTGACTGGGCGACAATGGGATCTGCATTGGGTGCTGGTCTTAATACAGCACTCAGTTTTATGGTGGCGTTTTTGTACACATATGACTGGTTAGGTCTAGGGAACAAGTTAGCCACGCTTGTAAACAATGCGATCAAAAATATCAATTGGTACAATCTCGGGAAGCTTTTGTGGGCAAAATTCAAAGTCATAATAGAAACAGCCGCAGGGTTTTTATTGGGGCTCGATATGAAATCGGTAGCAAAAGCCGCGAGCAGCACAGTGATTGGATTTTTTGATTCCATGAGCGAAACAATACAGAATATTGACTGGGGGGCATTGGGAAGGCAGATAGTAACACTCCTTGTGAATATCGATTGGGCCGGCATGATCGCCTCGGCCGCTGGTGCCCTAGGGTCCTTGGCTGGCGCTTTAGCCGCATTTATTGGAAGCGCGGTCGCAAGTGCTTTTGATGGGATTTACGAGTATTTTGCAAACGAAGTAGATCAATGCGGCGGCGACATTGTGCTGGGGATACTAAAAGGTATTTTGGACGGACTGGTAGGGATAGCTAAGTGGATTTACGATAATATTTTTGTGCCGTTTATCGACGGGTTTAAGGCCGCATTTGGCATCCATAGCCCATCTGCTGTTATGGCGGAACAGGGATCGTTTATTATGAGTGGACTGCTCAGCGGCTTAACGAACGGGCTACAACCGGTGATAGACTTTTTCTCAGAAGTAAAAAAGAAGGTTCAGGATACGCTTAGTGCTGTAATTGAATTTGTCAAAAATGTATTCACCGGTGAGTGGGGATCAGCTTGGGATGGGGTAAAAAGCGTATTCAAAAATTTGTGGAATGACATCGTGGGGCTACTAGAAAGTGCGGTAAACCTAATTATCCAGGGCGTTAACTGGATGATTTCAAAGCTAAATACGATTAGTTTTGATACTCCAGACTGGGTGCCAGGAATCGGTGGAAAATCCTTTGGAATCAACATCCCCGCAATCAACGAAATTTCTATCCCGCGTCTTGCCCAAGGCGCAGTTATCCCGCCGAACCGGGAGTTTCTTGCCGTTTTAGGTGATCAAAAGAGCGGGACCAACATCGAGGCCCCGACATCTGAGATCGAAGCTGCTGTTGCCCGCGGGATACAGTCGGGCGGCGGAATTAACGGCGGCCAGCTCACGGTTATCATAAAGCCCGCCTCTGGGTTGACGAGATATCTGAGCTACGAGCTGGACGGCGAGTCAAAGCGACGTGGATATAAGTTAGTCAAGGCATAAGGGGACAACTATGAGCGCGAACTATGTCAAGATCAATGGGCAGTCTTTTGATGCTAAAGTAGCAATTTCTGACTACGAAGAAAATTTTAATGTGCTGGATGGAGACAACGCCGGGCGAGTAAAAAATGGAAGCATGATCAGGGATGTTATCGGTACATACATTGGACATAAAATCACCTTTTTCAGCGCTGGTAATACAGACGGATTCGACGCGTTGTGGGACTATCTTGTGGAACATTCTGTCGATGATGCTGTAACGCTGGAAGCGGCAGATGGCCAGAGCACAATAACATATGAGGCGTATTATACATCCGCCAAGAGAAAAATACGAACGGTGCAGGATGGTGTGAACCACTGGGATGAAATAGAGGTCAATTTTGTGCCGATTAATCCGCAGGTGACGCCATGAGCTACAAAATTGTATATGGGGACCGAACGTTCACAGCCAAAGATATCAAAGAGGGCAATTGTTTTATCGGCAATTCCATTGCCGGGGATGAGCTCACAATTGATACCTTGGATGTGACGGTAAAAAGCTTCGACACGCAGTTTTTCCCGCTGACGGACTCGGACGGGTATCTCCTGTGTGATTCAAATGGGCACTTCCTTGTGGCCAGGCCCAGACTGGATGATCTGACACAGTATGTCTATGGCGAGCCAGTATATTACTACCATGACGATGTGCTGATCGGTAAGTTTTTCTTGTCATCTGTGATGCGGGTGGGGCTAATCCATTATAAGCTCTCCTGCATTTCAGGGGTCGGTCTGCTGGATAATACCCAGCATTACGGCGGCATGTACACGGGACAAGCCCTGTCCGATGTAGTCGCAGATATTATTTCCGGCACGGTAGAGTACAGCATAGACGAGGCATATCAAAGCATCCCTGTCTATAATTGGCTGCCCATCGGTACGCGGAGAGAAAACCTCCACCAGCTTTTGTTTGTAACGGGGCTCACGCTGAAAAAAGATGCGGACGGAGTTATACGAATCACGGCATTGACAGACAGCGACCCAGCGGAAATCGAAGAGAGCCGTTTGTTTTCGGGCGGCAGCATTGATTACAATGCGCCCTCCACGGCGGTTTCGGTCGCGGAACACACATATATAGCATTCGCATCAGACGAAACGGTTACGTTGTTCTCGGGCGAAGCGGCGGCGGAAGATATTATTACGCCGAATGGAGACAAGGTGTCTGGCGTGCTTGTGCCGTTTGATGACCCGATACACGATCTCCAAATCGACAATGGGGAGATTTTAGAGAGCGGCGTAAACTACGCCGTGCTGACACAGAGCTCAGATTGCCTCCTCACCGGACAAAAGTATACGCATATTGTAAGAGAAATTTTGCGCGGCGAAGCTGGGGCCAGCAAGGACAACACCGCTACCGTTACAGACGCAACGCTTGTAAATCTGGCGAACTCCGAAAATGTGGCCGAGCGTGTACTTGCCTACTACAGCAGCGCACGCACCGTCTCCAACGATATTGTAGTCGGCACGGAACGTCCAGGCGACCCAATAAGCATGGGTGATCCATTTGGAGACCCCATGACGGGCATTATAAAATCCATGGATATCAATATATCCAATTTGCTCAGAGCGCAAACCGAATTTGTGGAGGGGTACACACCCACCGGAATTGGCAATTATTATGAGCACCTCCTTATCATCACCGAAGATGGGACGGTCACAATCCCGGCAGAAGCAAAAGGCAGGGTGCGCCTTGTCCTCATCTCAGGCGGTCAAGGCGGCGCATCCGGCGAAAAAGGCGCAGACGGCACCAATGACAGCCAAAGCGACGGAAACGGCGGTAAGCCTGGTGCGGGTGGTAAGGCTGGTAAGGGCGGTTCCGGAGGCCGCATTTACATTGCCACGATCCCGGTAACTCCGGGACAAACCTTTGCGGTAAAAATTGGGCGAGGCGGAGTCTACGGCTTTTATTCGGAGGACGGATCGGAAGAAGGCTCGTTTGGAAGAGACACCACTTTTGGGGAATACTCCACCGCGAATGGCCGTGCGTCTGAGACCGGATTTGTCGAAATGTTCAGCGGGGTCGCATACGGGCTGCCCGGTGATGACGGTGTGAACGGCGGCAGCGGCAGTGGAGAAGACGGCGCGGGAGAAAGCGTCATATATAATGGCGTTACATACACACCCGGCGCACAGGGAGAAACCGCGAGATACGAAAGCAGCAAAATGACCGTAGTAGGCATTGGCGGCTATGGCGGCGGTGCAGCAGCAGGCCACAACGGGAAAGACGGCGACTCAGGCTCCGCAGCTTATAATGGCGGAGATGGATACGGCACTGGCGGTGACGGCGGTGCGGGCGCGGACGCGGATGCTCCGGCCACTACTCAGTATCGTGGCAGAGGCGGAACGGGTGGCAACGGCGGCGGCGGTGGCGGTGCAGCAGGCGGCGCGTCGAATAACAATGTGGCAACCAATAAATGGGATGGCGAGAACGGTATCGGCGGTGCGGGAAGCCATGGCGGTACAGGCGGCCTGGGAATTGCTTTTTTGTACTATTGAGGTGGTAGCGTGGCAAGTATTATAAAAAAACTGATCAACGGGATTTTGGGCGACGTGGTACAGCTTGATCACTCCGCCCAAGATATTGACGACACCATCACAAAAACGTCCCAACTCACCGGGCGTAATCTGCTGGATAACTGGTATTTTGTGAATCCTATTAACCAACGTGGTCTGGATAGCTATGCAAATAGTAGTGGACTCTATGGTATTGATAGGTGGAAGATACTTTCAGGGCTTTCAAATTTTTGCTACGTTGAAGTTAATGATGGTTATGTGGCTATTGTGAATGCGAATACAACGCCAGGTAATTATATCTATATCGCCCAATATTTTGAGTATGAAATCACGCCAGCTGGCGTTTCACGGACAGTAAGCATTATGGACAAAGACGGGGTTGTGAGGTCCAGCACAAACTCCAATGGTATTAACTGGGTATATGGCGATGGGATTTATATTTATCAGGGCGACGCTAAGAGTCTGAACATCAGATTGGATGCTGGCAAGCGGTTGAATATGAAAGCAATCAAGCTTGAACTTGGTTCAAGTCAAACCATTGCCCATCAGGACATAGCAGGAAATTGGATGCTGAACGAAATCCCGGATTACGGGGAGCAACTGGCACGGTGTCAGAGGTACTATCAAATTTTCGCGACTCAGTCGGTTAGACCGACAAACAAGGACGATTTTAGGCCTGTAATGAGGACAACCCCTGCGCTTAGCACAATTACAATCGGCAGCACAACGTATTATACAGCTAGTGCAGAACTTTGAGGAGGCCAAAATGGACAATACATCAAGAGTCTATATCAAAACAGATGACCAGGGCCGGATTATCCGATGCGAGGGCGAATACACCCTGCCAAGCAATTTGGACGGGTGGGTGCTTATCGAGGAGGGACCGCCCTGTGACCGTCTCAATTTAGCCCAGACGCATTATTTTGAGGGAGGGCTTTACACAGACGATGGTATCCCCCGGTATAAGCTGGAGGACGGACAGACGGCAGCACGTACCGATGAGGAGATCGAGGAGGACCGTGCGGCGCTTCCTGAGCCGAAACCCTCTGACCTCACGGCGCGCGTGGAAGCACTGGAAGAAATCACGGCGGCAATTGAGAGAGGGCTATCCACATGAAACTAAGAGCAACAGGACAAACGCTGGAACTTGTAGAATCCGAACGACTGGTATCCGGGTCGGTAGAAATCTACACGGCAGCATTTGAATTTGATCCGGCCTGGGATGGATATGCAAAAACAGCGGTGTTTACGGACGATATGGGCCGCAGCGCTGAGATCGCATTGACAGATAATACATGCACAGTCCCGTGGGAAATCCTTCGGGCGGGCAAGTACATCCATATAGGCGTATATGGAGTAAATGGGGACAAGCGATATCCGACGATTTACACGGCAAATGGCCTCAGGGTCTTTGAGGGTGCATTGCCCGCAAACCCATCTCAGCCTCCAAGCCCCACAGAATATGAGCAGCTATTGAGCATGATCGGAGACACAGCGGCCCTTAAAACCACGGACAAGTCCTCTTTGGTTGCGGCAATCAATGAGATATACCAAGCAGGCGGCGGCGGAAAGTCCGTTACAGATGCTCAGGTAAATGAGGACGGCGACCTTATTATTACTCTGTCAGACGGCACCACCATCAACGCGGGGCATGTAGTGGGCGCGGATGGTGCGCAGGGCCCAGAGGGACCTCAAGGGCCGCCCGGCGCGGAAGGAGAACAGGGACCAGCGGGGCCCAAGGGAGACACCGGGCCACAAGGCCCGCAGGGGCCCAAAGGTGACACCGGAGACACCGGCCCGCAGGGTCCCGCAGGTGCGGATGGCGTCGGCCTCCCCACGGTGACCGCAGAGGACAACGGCATGTATGCGGGCGTGGTGGACGGAGCGTGGGGCAAGGTGAGCGCGCCGGGTGGGGGCAGAGAGTGGACACTGCTATGGGAACATACATTTTCGGAATCTGACGTGGGTACGGCATATTGGGAATGGAATGTACCCGACATAACAGAGATATCAGTCAGGACCTGGGGGCTACAGTCAAATCAAACGATGGGGTGGCAGCTTAAAGTCAATGGGGCAAGCCTCACAAATAACGTGGCCGTCCGCAACACGGATGGCATCAAGCATCAAATCATACATGCCATATTTGCCGGAGCCCATTGGATCACACGGATATCCACCTATGACTATGACGCGATGTCTGCGTCCTCGCTAAATAATACGGCATCGCCCACTGGCGCAAATATGGGAGATGGTAAAGCCCAAACGATCCAGTTTGCCCAAAGCGCCGTACAGGACTACCAGATATATAGCGGACAAGTAAAGATTTGGGTGAGGTAGCGATATGTACAAAGTAATAGATAATGTCAAAATCCTCATGACAGCAGAAGAACTCGCGGAGCTGGAAGCCATGGGACAGGCCCAGCCCCCCATCTCGCCCACAGAGGCGGAACGGCTCTCCGCGCTGGAGGCAGCCATGCTGGAGCTGATGATGGGAGGGACGGGCGATGGTTGAGTTTATCCGCATCCAGTATCGTCTGGGTCGTCTGACGGCGGAGCAGGTGCGCTCCATGGCCCCGAAGTGGATCACTGCCGATCAGGCGGAAGAGATTATTCATATGTGACAGGCCAAAAGGCCGGAAAGGAAATTTATTATGAAACACCTCTACGAGTACATCAACGAGATCATGGACATCGCCGCAGTCAACCACATGGAGCCGCAGAACGCCAAGGATATGTTTTTGGCCAACGTCCGGAACGCCGGGGACCCCACGCTGCCCCACTACAGGGACGCGGGGAATGTGGACTACGCCGCGCTGGCGGAGGACCTGCCCAGACTAACCAATGAGGGAGCGGCCCTCACTCAGGCGTTATTTGACCACTACAAGGCGCTGGTGGAGCTACACAGGGCTGGGCGGTACGCCGAGGCGGTGGAGCTGATGCGCGGGGCTGTGGAGGCGGCTGAGGGCGATGAGTAAGTACGTCGCCTCCATCCCACTGGGGGACATCGAGCGCGTCCAGATATACATCAACAAGTCGGTCAAGACCCTGGCCGAGATCAAGGCGGAGACCGGGGCGGACTATCTGATTAACGGCGGACTGTACCAGGGGCCCAAGGCTGTGTGCCACCTTCGGGCGGATGGGCGGACCTATGCTAAGGACCCGTATACCTACTGGGGCTATGCCTGGGACACAGGGCCGGACATCACCCTGCGCTCTGTCCCTGCAGCGGAGCGGCGGAATTACCTCTGCTGCGTGTGCCTGCTGCGGGGCGGGAGGGCCGAAACGCTAATTTATAACCGGGATGTAGGGGGCAGCAGGCCCAGAACAGCCATAGGGCTCAAGGACGGGGCGCTGTGCCTCTACTGCACCGACAGCGGGCGGACCCCAATGGAGCTCCAGGCCGAGCTGCTGACTCTGGGTTGGGAGAGCGCCGTCATGCTGGACGGCGGCGGCTCCTCTCAGTGTGATCTGGCGGGGAAGCGGATTGTCAGCAACCGGAAGGTACACAACCTCATCCTGGTCTACACCAGAAAGAGGGCCCCATCCGAGCCCGACGACAGCGATAAGGAGGACAAGCCTATGAGCACAAAATACACCGTATGTCTTGACCCCGGCCACGGGCCGGATACGGTCAACGGATCTCCAGACGGGAGTTACAAAGAGAGAGAATTTGCCTGGGATATGTATACCCGCATCCGACCGTTGCTGGAACGGCGTGGCATCAATGTGATCTGCACCAGGACGGAGGACACCAAACCCAGTCTGACCGCCCGATGCGAGGTAAGCAATCGGGCGGGGGCGGACCTGTTTGTCTCTCTGCACTCCAACGCGGAGGGCGGCTCCGGCTGGGGGACGGCGCGGGGGCTGCTGGTCTATACCTCCAGCGGGCCCATGACGGCCAGGCGCAATGTGGCTGCCACTGCCATTGTCAACCGGGCCCATGAGGCGGGAGTACTACTCCACGGAAGCGGCGTCACCCACCAGATCGAGTACACGGTGCTGGCAAAGACCGACGCACCCGCCGTGCTCATCGAGTATGGGTTCCACACCAACCAGGAGGATGTATCTCTCCTCCGGAGCATCGCCTACCGGGACAAGCTGGCGGAGGCCACGGCAATGGGCGTGTGCGATTTCCTGGGCGTCACCTGGACGGCGGAGAGCGGCGGGGATGGCACAGATACCCCGGCCGCCGATCGGGCCGCTGAGGCGTGGCAGAAGGCGAAGGACAAGGGCGTCCTGGACGGCACACGGCCCACAGACCCGGTCACCCGGCAGGAATTGGCCGTGGTTTTAGATAGATTAAACTTGATTTGACGGAGGTACTTATTATGGATATCACTGAGCTTGGCATTGCGGCACTGCCCGCGATCACTGTCATCTGTCTGCTGGTGGCCCAGGCTGCCAAGGCTACGGCGCTGGACAACAAATGGCTCCCGGTCATCTGCGGTGCGGTGGGCGGTGTGCTGGGTGCGCTGGCGATGCGCATCATGCCGGACTACCCGGCGCAGGATTACATCACCGCCGTGGCCGTGGGCATCGTCTCCGGTCTCGCGGCAACCGGCGTCAATCAAGTCTATAAGCAGCTCACCGGAGGTAAGGAGGGCTAAGCGATGGAGTGGACCACAGTAACAGTGATTATCGCCCTTGTGGGCCTTGGGGCGGCAATTATTAAGCCGATTGTATCACTCACGAGGTCCATTACTGAGCTGACAATCCAAGTCAAGGGGCTGCGTACCGATATGGATAAGCAGACCGAGCACAACCGAGAGATCCACAAACGCTTGTGGGACCACAATGATGAGCAGGATGATCGGCTGGACGACCACGAGCGGCGGATCGGCTCCCTGGAACACAAAGTATAAGATAATCCCTGACCTGGCATTTAATTTGATATCTTTGAAGAGGGAGTGTAAATGTGGGAGCGCACGTTAACATGCCCGAAACCCTGAAAAATTTATTGCGGTCGGAGATTGAACAGGCAATTTATCAGGCAAATCTCGGTAAAATAGACACCGGGATAGCGCAAAGGTATTTGATAGAGCAAATACCTCAAATTGATATCGCAGCGGAATACGGGTGTGAGCGCTCCACAATATCAAGGCGGCTTCCGCGCATCATTGATAAGGTAGAATCGACTGCCCAAAGGCTAAATTACACATAATTTCACAAAACACGCACACGCCTTCACTGGATTGCCACCCAGTGGAGGCGATTTTTTTGTATAGTAAAGGCAGAGGTGATCCTTATGGGAAACGAGATGATAACACGGCTTATCAACTGCGGATTCTCCGAGCCAAATGCCAGAGATATCTATTACCGGTATTATATTTGCGGAGATTTTGATGGACTCGAATCCTTTTTGTGCGCAAATGAGAGCATAAAAATAAAAGCAAATGCTCAAATCTCAACTGCGGAGAAAAATGGAGAATGGGAAGATATATCAAATACAATGCAAACCCAGACGGAAAAAATGTAGGGGACTGCACAGTCAGAGCAATTTCTACAGCACTGGACCAAAGCTGGGAGGAAACTTACATTGGATTAGCTCTCCAGGGGTTTTTGATGGGCGATCTTCCCTCAGCAAATTCTGTATGGGGTGCCTATCTCAGGTCTAAAGGCTTTGTACGCCGTATTGTGCCGGATACTTGCCCAGACTGTTACAACGTGTCTGATTTTGCAGAGGAACATCCGGATGGTACATATATTTTAGCTCTGTCAGGCCATGTGGTATGTGTCAGTGGCGGGAACTGGATCGATACATGGGATTCTGGTGGTGGAGTCCCGTTATATTACTGGTGCGAAAGAAAGGATGAATCTTAAATGGCATTTGCTCAACCCTATTTTGGCGGCTATCAGCCTGGGTATTATCAACCACCTATGCCGGATCAGCTTGCGCAACTGCGGCAGAATCAGTTCCAGCCAATCGCGCAGCCCGTAGTACAGCCGCCCCAGATGCAGCAGCCGCAGCAAAATCAGCCCACATCCAACGGGATTATCTGGTGCCAGGGTGAAGAAGGCGCAAAAGGATTTTTGGTTGCGGCGGGCAATAGCGTGATGTTGATGGACAGCGAGTCCAGCACGTTTTATATCAAGAGCACCGATGCGTCCGGCATGCCACAACCGCTGAGGATCTTCGACTATACCGAGCGCACAGCTACACCTAAAATTGCGACTCCGGCCAATATGCCCCCCAATGTAGAGTTTGCTACAAAAGCGGAGGTTGAGGCCCTGGCGGCTCGTTTAGACGCTCTGACAATCAAAGATACTGCCAAGCCCGCGAGAAAATCTGCGAAGGAGGATACAGATAATGCCTAATCCGCTCTTTTCTATGCTCGGAGGCAATATGCCCTCTATGTCTGGACCAATGGGTAATTTTGCACAGATGATGCAGCAGTTTCAGCAATTCCGGGCGAATTTCCAGGGGGACCCGAAAGCAGAGGTGGAAAAACTGCTGCAATCCGGAAAAATGAATCAGAGTCAGCTCAACCAATTGCAGAATATGGCGAGACAATTCCAGCAGCTTATGCCCAAATAAGGCTATAATCGTGGCCACGATTTAATATAGCAACCTTAAAATTATTTTGTAAATGCGAAAGGAGACTACATATGTCTTTGAGTTCTGATGGTACTGTGATGACTATGCCTGTTGCACCCACCAATATGGGCGGAAACGGCTTCGGCGGCTTTGGCGGAGATGGTGCGTGGTGGATTATTATCCTGTTTTTGTTTGTTTTCTGCGGCTGGGGCAACAACGGCTGGGGAGGAGATGGTGGCGGCATGAACGGCGGCGTCGGTTCTGAGGTCCAGCGCGGATTTGACCACTCCTCCGTTGTAACCAAGCTGGACGGCATCACCCAGGGTATTTGTGACAGCACCTATTCCCTCAACAACGCCATCAATACCGGCTTCTCCAATGCGGAACTGTCCCGGTGCAATCAGCAGTCGGCCCTGATGCAGCAGCTCAACAATATGGCTATGCAGGCTCAGAACTGCTGCTGCGAGACCCAGCGGGCGATTGACGGCGTGAATTACAACATGGCAACCAATACATGCGCCCTCCAGAACACCATGAACAACAACACCAGGGACATTATTGACAATGCCAATGCCAATTCCAGGGCCATCCTCGATTATCTGTGCCAGGATAAGATTTCTACTCTCCAGGCCGAAAATCAGAGTCTCCGGCTGGCTGCGTCTCAGGCGAACCAGAACGCGGTACTCCAGGCGGCTATGGATGCGAATACTGCGGAGATTCTTCGCCGCACCGCACCTCTGCCCGTCCCGGCTTATCAGGTGGCAAACCCCTATACAGGTGTTTATGGAAGCTGCTGCAATCCCTGCGGCTGCTAAACTGCATAACTGCATCTATTTCGTGACATCACGAAATTGTTCGGCCCCGTGCCGATTTTGAACATAGCGGCGGGGCAATGGCCTCGCCGCTTATTTTAACCGCCTCGAAATCGAGGCATTTAGAAAGGATTGATTTTATGGCTGAGTATACGAATATTGGCCCTGTGACTGTAGCCGCTGGGCAGAATGTGCCCCTTACCGAAACTTCCGTATCTGGGGGAAGCTGTATCGTCCATCGTGAAGGAGCTGGCATTGTGACCCTGCGGGGCCAGACTAACCAGTGCCGGGCACGGTACAAAGTGAGCTTTGGCGGAAACATTGCAATCCCCACCGGCGGGGCCGTGTCTCCGATCTCCATTGCTTTGTCTGTGAGCGGTGAGCCGCTTGCCAGCGCAACTGCAATTGTAACGCCCGCTGCGGTGGAAGACTATTTCAACGTGTTCACGGCAGTCTTTATCGAGGTGCCGCGTGGATGCTGTGTGACGGTAGCAGTCGAAAATACCAGCACTCAGGCGATCAATGTTGCAAACAGCAATCTGATTGCCGAGCGTGTATGCTAATGGAGAGGAGAGATATTATGAGCATGAGAGCCTTAGAGGACCTACGCGAAATGCTCTGCGACGAGCTGGACGAAATCGCAAAAAAGCAGGAAATGTCCGCAGGCGACCTCGAAACTATCCATAAACTCACAGACACCATTAAAAACATTGATAAAATCATTATCATGGATGAGGATGGTGGCTATAGCCAGGCCGGAGACTGGGAGATGGAGGGCCGTGGCAATTATGGGCGCGGAAGCAGCTACGCAAGCCGTGGCAAGCATTATGTAAGAGGCCACTACAGCAGAGACGGCGGAGACTATAGCGAGCGCCGCCGCGACAGCATGGGCCGTTATAGCCGAGATGGGGCAAAAGAGCACATGATGACGCAGCTGGAAGAGATGGAGCGTAACGCCAGTAATGACAAAGAGCGAGATGCAATCCGCCGTTGTATCAACCAGCTAGAGTCCACCTAAAAAGGAGGCGGCCATATGTTGGACGCCAAAGAAATCGGCGTAGCAATCGCCGAACTGGAGTATAAAGACTCCAGCTATAGTAACTACGCAAAGCTGGCAAGCCTCTACACAATCCGGGACCAAATGACCCGGCATGCAGATCAAGGCTATGAGCGGGCCTACTCTGCAACACCAGCGGACCTGGAAGCCCCCACTCGTGTAATCCGGTACGGCGACAGCGACTTTTTGCGGGCCGTGGAGGGCAAAGACCCTGCGTCGGTGTGGGATATCATGGATGAGTTAATGGACACGCTCAAAGTAGTCAACACAAGAGTGTACAATAGCGTTATGCGGAAAATAGACGCAGTGTAGCAAATGAGCCCCAGTTTCTGGGGCTCATTTTATGCGTTATATAATATGATAAAACCTGACGGTTTAATCATATTATATAACGGCTTAGATTAAATCAAAATCGGCCACTGAATCGCTAGATAAATAGATTTTTTTGACTGTTTTACGCCAAAAAGATTGCTTACCGTCCCGTGGCAAGTCATCATACAACTGTCTCCAGTCGCCCCAAAATCGGGATTTTAATGCCTCAATGTCAATATCCGGGATATCTTCCGGGATTGCTGCCAGCTCATCATTAAGCGCCCTAAATTGCTTTTTGTAATCCTGGAGGGAGATTAAATCAGATATATAGAGCTCCGACAGCTTGGACAATTTTCTTTGGATCGCGTCTCTCTGGGACTTGTGTGATACAGCTCTCTGCTCATTGCGGCTAATAATTGATGTCTGTACTTTTGCTTCTATGCGGTCCAGCATGTACTCCTCAATTTTTTCCTCATTATAACTTTTATTATTTGGGCATCCGGTCATTTTCCTGTGCGAACTGCACCCGTAGTAATGAGTTTCTTTATACACTCGGGATGCCGAAAATCCTCCCAAGCGATTACCGCACTCGGGACAGATTAAAAGCCCGGAAAAGAGGTACACCCGGTTTTGTGTCGTCTTACGGACAATGCGTCCACGGAGAGAGTCCGCTTTTTTATATTCATCTTGGGATATGATGGCGGGTATTGATATTCCGGCGAATTGCCCCATGTACGCGGGATTTGAAAACATATACCGCGCCGAAAAGTAAGTCAACTCAAGTTGTGGATATGCTTTAATTACTTTTGAGATCGATCCTGTTTCCAGGTACATATCAAACGCAGCGCGGACCATAGGCCCGGTGACCGGGTCAATGACCACTGACTTCCCATCCAATTTGTACCCCCTTGGGACCTTCCCCGTTATGGGCTCATTTCTCTCTTTTTTACCCTCAAAAACAAATTTAATCCGTTCGCTGGTTCTGTCCGCCTCGTCCTGGGCGACACTGAGCATAATATTTACCTTAAACCGACCGGAGGCCGTGACTGTTTCGTAGTCCTCTTGTGTGGCTCTCCAGGTAACGTTATGGGCATCAAGGACGCGCTGAACCTCATAATAATCTGAAATATTACGGAACCACCGGTCCAGTTTTATGAACAATACCATATCAATTTTATCGGACTCAATATCCGCCAATAAGCGCATAAATTCTGGACGTTTTGTATATCTTTTACGAGCACTCTTCCCCGCGTCTAAATAGCAATCTACAACTTTCATGCCGTGCGCTTTCGCGTAATCTCTTAGATTGGATTCTTGCTCGTCCATAGACAGACCATGCCTTGCTTGCTCCTCGGTGCTTACGCGGATATATATAGCTGCGCGAATCATAAACCCCGCTCCTTTCCAAATGCCAGCGGCCTACATTGCGCTTCCCCCTGCATAACCCCGCAAATGTCGGGCGGTGAATTTTTTACTTTAGCTTTTTCCTTTCTTGCTCTCGTTGGATTTGTTTAATACTTTTCTTTGGTGTAGGCAGGTCTTCTGGCATGGTACCGCCCAGTTCTTCAATTGTCTGTCGTACTTTTTTACCGACAGCCTCATGCACATCGCCAGCGTTTTGCTTCCCTTTTACCTCTTCCTTGCGAAGCTTTTCATCAGTTTGGGTTGCGCGGAAAAGATTTGCGGCCAATTCGGTACTTCCCATATGGTCAAGGATTTTTTGACTTTTCTTAAGGCCCTTACGTGCATGAATTTCTCGCATCCCTAATCCGCCGTACAACCCCTGGTATCCACGATTTTGGAAAATAGCATAGTCATATGGGTCTGTTATCCCAGCCATTTGCGCTGCTTCGGCAAGCGATTTGTTGTGTATTATCATCTCTTGACGGATAGCAAGACGCTTCTGGTCTTCTGATAGCTGGTCATAATCTTCAATTAACTCCTGCTGGCGAGTTTTTACAGCGAAATATGTTTGTCCAACTGCAATAACTGGTTTTTGTGAGTCCCCATTCATAACAACCAGATAACAAGCGTAGCGAGTTAGTACATAATCACCAATTTCTCTATGCCCACCACCGCCTATTTTTAGCAATTTGGTAGTCTCGCCGAAATGATCTGAGACTTGATTTCCACTATTTTGGCAGGCTTCCATAGCACGAAAGATAACGCCCTCAAAGTTTCTCCAATCAGAGTACTGTAATACTTGCCCCAATTCTCGAGCAAGCCAATATTCTTGGCCGTATTCATTTATGTGCTTGATTTTCTCAAAAGTTTCTTCGCTATACCTTTCTATATCTGACAATGGTACGGCCTCCTTTCCTTCCCTTTCCCCCGTACGGTGTTGCTACGCCGGGCGGGGATTTTTATTTCAGCCGCTCCCTGCGGCAAAGATGCTATATAATACCACATCAAAAGTCCAATAAACGTCTCTTTTGTTTTCGCCCGACAAATTCTACAGGCTTAACAAAATAGAGGGAATTTATTTGGGAGGTGTGGCTATTGCTTTAATGGAACTAATGTTCTAAAATATAAACTATAGTAAAAGTTCACAAATAGTTCACCATTTACTTATTTACAGTTTGTGACAATATATGCTAATATAATCCAAAAAGAAACATTTTCCAAAAAATAAGTGTAGGAGGGCGCAAAAAGATGACGCCGAAAATTGATGTAACGGAAATTAGAATTGATGCGCCTGAAGATTTTTCGGAAATTATGGAGCTTACACAAGAGGAAAAACGTGAACTGCTAAACATTTGGTATAGCTTTAAAACCATGAAAAACGTTGAACCACCCTAATTCGCATTTTTGCCTAATTGGCGCTACTAATTTTTGATGTTTGTTCTTAAAAAATCTATACATTCATTTATTTTTCCCTTCGCTTTTTAATTAGCCTAGCCATTTCAAGGAGCGCTTTTCTTTCATCTAAATCTGATGTGTCCCAAATATTACGAAGTTCTTTTGTTTCTTCATCAAGCTCGTCCTCATTGAGGACGGGCTTTTCTTTTTGTTCAGGCCGCTGGCTTTCAATCAGTCCATTTACCAGCTCTATATCCTCCGGCTCCGTCAGAATCTCTTCCGGCATCACTTGGAGGATGGCGCACATCCGGGCCGCTTCTTCGGGGGAGGGGAGGTTTTTGGGAGGGGATTTGCTCCAGTCAGAAACCCACCGAATGTGTTTTTGCATTTGCTCACAGAAAACAACATTACTTCTACATCTTGATTTTATTAGTGATTTTACAATTTCAAGACTTAGTTTGACCGTTTTCCTTTTTGACATGTTACCACCCCTCCTTTACTTCTTTGATTACCGTTTTCCTCTAGTTGAGCAGCTTCTTCTAAAGACTTTGGAATTTTGTATCCAGAACTTTCTATTAACTTTACTAAATCCTGATATTTCTTGGAGTTTGCATTTCTCATTCGCATAAACCCGGATAAAGATTTTGGGAAATCTTCCGGGAATACTGGTTTAAACATATAAAAAATAATGTGTCCTAAGTTTGCGGTAGGCTCTCTCCATCCTGACAATAATTCTAATCGTTTTTTGTAATTTTCAATTTCTTGCGGCGTCCTATCATCTTTAAATGGTCTTCTGCTATAAAGTATATAGTTCTTACACTCGAAAGATGGTTCTGAAATTCCTTCCCAAAAAGGATCAATGCGTAATCCGCATTCGAAATGAAAATCTTTAGGGAACTTAGGAAATTTCCAGTTTTTTCTGGACAAGCTATATATACGCTTCCTGTATTTTGCACAAATCTCACACATACCGGATAGATCGCCTACTTCTACCAAATCGGTATCTTCCTCTGAACAATCTTCTAATGTTCTTTCAAATGCTTTTTTCGCAGCCAACATAGGATCTGGAGTGTATTTTTCAATCCAATCTTTCCATTCTTTTGCTTTTTTAAACCTTCCAAGTTCAATATTCCAGTCAACGATTCTATAAAAATCTTTTCGTTGCCAACCGACGGTGGAATATAGCATTAGTTGGCTTGCCTTCGCCAAACAGGGAATTGCCAAATCAAATTTGTATTCGTCCCAAAGAAGACCAGCATGCATTCTTAGAACATATTCAAGATACCCCGTTACACCAAGCTCCTGCGCATGTGGATTGCTATGAAAATATGTATATTCTGGAATAGGAATAGAATAAATTGAGTTTCTGTCAGTTAAATCGTATGTAATTCCGTCTGATACAATGATATTTGCTTTGTTTATAATTTCCCGGTGTTCATAGTAGGAATCTCCTATATCTGGAACGGTAAAAGCAACTTGCCCGTTACTGAAATATACTTTTACTTCCATCAAAAACACGCCCTTTATAAAACTGCCCCAAAAATGGCAGTTATTTTTGTGCGGTAAAACAAATCCAAAAAATATGAGGATATTATATTGACAGCCTCAAATTATGAGGCTATAATACATTCATAAGCTTCCATTGAGGCAACAACAAACCAAGCCCATCAATACAAATTGGATGATGGACGAATATAGCCGATATTTTGTTGGTTGACACTTTCATAATAAAGGCTTTTTGGTGAGTTGTCAATAACACGTTTACAGAAGGAGGTGAAAAAGTGAGAACCTTAAAAGAACTTCGCGAATCTAAAGGCATGACCCAGCACGACGTAGCAAGAAAGCTTGACGTTACGGACGTAGCGGTCAGCCGCTGGGAGTGTGGTCGGTCTAATCCGCTGTTCAAGTATCGGGAGCGTCTGGCGGCTCTCTACGGCGTTCCATTAAACACCGTGAACAAGCTCCTTACATGTGAAGATTGTAACAAATAAACACCTTTATTTTGCTGGGTATGCAGAGGGCGTTCGAGATAAGCCTAAACGCCGAAAAAAGGTCCAGCAGAAGGCCAATGAAGAAAAAGAAGCCCGCCCCTGACGGGGCGGGGAATAAGGAGGTGGTGGTTTTATGCGAGAAAGAAAGCCTGGGTGTTGGCACGACATTCTCCCTAATGTGTCGATTGCTGTGTCTGTTGTTGCGGTTGTCCTTGCGGCAGCGGCTCTGGCTGCCCGGATGTAAGTAGCCCGATCAATGAGATCAGGATTGCAATAGCGGACAAAATCAGCGCAATGGTTGCCTTTATGTCGCTCCTCCAGGCTCGCTTGTGCTCAAGCAAAGCGGACTCCCCGGTTGGAGTAATCCGGTACTGTTCTTCTAGATGAACGATTTCGTTTATGTAGTTCAGTTCTAATAAGTGTCCTATATTCAAAGAGGCAACAGCAATCCCATAGGCGGAAAGGCTTGACTTAGAGACCCACTTCCCGTCTTCAGATTGCAAAGCTTTTAGAAACCTGCGCGTTTTTGGATCAAGCATAGTGTTGCCTCCTCTCCCCTTGCCCCATTATAACACAAGCGAAGACTGGAACACAATAAAAAGCGCCCCGCCAGGTGTTACGAGCACCCAGCGAGGCAGCAAACCTAATTGACAGCCCCAATCAGGCTTGCAGGAAGATTGTACCACATCCTCCTTCAAGCCGCAAGTAAAAGGAGGATTTTTACGCATGAACGAAAATGACAAGCTTTCCGATTTGGTCCGGCAGAATCATAATTCTCGCAAACTGACCAGCGAGGCCGTGGAGGCCCTGACTGGGAAACCGCTGGAATGGTTCCTTGAAGCAATAGGTAACAGAAATGAGGTGAAAGAAGATGGAAACAAGCTTAACCAAGACGCACGCGACAACAAAAAACAGTAAGGAGGGCGCACATATGGAGTCCGAGAAAAAAGTAGAGAAGAAGATCCTCAAAGAAGAGCACTTGGATTACCTAATCGAATTGTGGCTGAAATACCACAATGAAACCGCTGTAGAGATCAAAAAAACCTATGTTGCATAAGAAAGCCCCGCTTGTCTAGCACCAAGCGGGGCACGGAAGAGGTACACGAAATGGAACGCATACCATCACACAGCAGGAATTATACCACAAGGCGGTGGGTGCCGTCAAGCGCAGTGCGGGACCTTATCCTTACCGGTATTGCCATTGGGATTTGTCTTGCGGCCTGCTGCGGGGTCCACGCGCTGGATGCTGGCCCGGGCATCACCCACACGCTGGACAAGCATCCCGGCGGGCCTGTGCTGGCGCGGGAGCTATTAGAGGCAGAGTTTATCAATCCCACTCCATTATCGGACGAGCTGTACATAGTCCTGCTGGATGCCTGCGAGGAGAGCGGCGTAGAGGTGCCGCTTGCGCTTGGCGTGATCGAGGTGGAGAGTGGTTTTGATGTGGACGCGATCGGTCCGGACGGCAAAGATATCGGGCTCTATCAGATCAGGACCAGCAACCACGCATGGCTGACATCGGAGACCGGAGCGGACCCTATGACGCCTGCAGGCAACATTGAGTGCGGCGTGTGGATGCTAGGGTATCTGCTGGGCCGCTATGAGACCCAGGACGCGGCCCTTACGGCTTATCGGTGGGGCCATGACAATGGGGAAAGGACATATGCAGCCGCCGTCTTTGAGGCGGCTGAGGAATGGAGGAGCGCATAATGACCGGGGATTTTAGGATAACTTTGGCCTATCTAAAAGAGCTTGGGGCGTGTCGAGACGGGCAACGTGAGTTTCGCAAGGCGTTTCCTGACGGCGCAGGATACCAGGAGACGCTTGACAAGTGCGCTGATGCGGGGCGTGTTGATTTTGGCAAATGGCTATTGGATAAGCTGGGCCCTACAGACGATGTGCGCATCTACCAAGAGCCGATTGAGGACCGCAATAAAGTTATTATTTTTGCAGGCAGAATCGAGTTTGAGGCAGATATTAATGTAAAACATATTTTTGCTGGTTGTGGCATCAAGGCTGGCTGTGGCATCAAGGCTGGCTGTGACATCGAGGCTGGCTGGGGCATCGAGGCTGGCTGGGGCATCGAGGCTGGCTTGGGCATCAAGGCTGGCTGTGGCATCAAGGCTGGCTGGGGCATCAAGGCTGGCTGTGGCATCGAGGCTGGCTGGGGCATCGAGGCTGGCTGGGGCATCGAGGCTGGCTGGGGCATCAAGGCTGGCTGTGGCATCAAGGCTGGCTGTGACATCGAGGCTGGCCGGGGCATCGAGGCTGGCTGGGGCATCAAGGCTGGCTGTGGCATCG